ATATATTTAAATGTCCTATTATTAGTGCTACACAGCTTAACAAGTCAGGTTTCAATACTGACAATCCAGATTTGGCTACAATTTCAGAATCTGTAGGATTAGCAGCCACCGCTGATGTTATTGTATCTATTTTCCAAAATGAAGAAGATCAAGAATTGGGATTGATTAGATTGGGCATGATGAAAAATAGATACGGTCCGAGAGGAATGGTTCAACCCATGAAAATTGATTATTCTACATTGAGTATCGTTCAATCTGATGAAGAAGAAGAAATGATCAACGAAGAAGATCTTTCATTACTTGAAAAATTTGCAAATTAAATTAAATCATATAATACATGAATGTATTTTTATGGACAAACTGTGATTTAGATGGAGTTGCATCTACTATTATTTTGGGTAATGCGTTTGCTAAATCCAATTTTGATTATCAATGTGTATTTTTCGGAGACTTTGAAAAGAAATACACAGAATGGTTCAATGAGAATTCGAATAAATATGATAAAATATTCATAGTTGGAATTCCATTAGATCAAAATACCATTAATAAAATTGATGATAAAAAAGTTATTATTATTTCTGATAAAAAAGAAAATATAAAGGTGTATGATTCTACATTGATAGATGACGATACAACATCATGTACGAAACTATTATACAAAAAATTTAAAGATAAATTTGAATTTTCATCAGACCTTAAAAAATTAATAGTTTATGTAGATGATTACAATAGTTATGAATTAAAAACAAGAGAGGCTAAAATATTAAATGGTCTTTTTAGAAAGAGCGGAAATAATAGATTTTATAACTTTGTAAACAAGTTCTGGTCTGGTTATCAAGAGTTGTCAGAATCTGAATTAAGATTATCATCATCATTTTATAAAGATTTAAATTCTGAACTTGAGAATTTATTTTTATATCAAGGAGAGTACAAAGGTCACAGTGTAATTGCTACCTTTGCTAAAGGAAGCGCTAATGAAATAGCCAATTCGTTATTAGATAATTATGATTATGAAATTGCAATCATAGTAAATGTTAATACTCAGTTTGTTTCTTTTAGAAAGAAAAGAAACTCATCAGCTGATATAAAATTCATGGCAGAGAATCTTTGCAACGGAGGAGGAAGTGTGAATTCTTCTGGTGGGAAACTTACTCAAAAATTTTTAGATTTTACAACAACATTAATTGAATTATGATAGCTCCCCCGTACACCACACTCATTGAAAATGAACAAATGCATTTGTTTATGTGTTACTGCACGTTCATTATGAATATTCAAGGTAAGAAAATGTCAGTTCAGAACGTCTTCGTTTTCACATTACAAAATGAAAAAATGAAAAATTTACTTAAAGACATTTTATCTATTGACACTGACTATGAAGTTGTTAAACTGTTTTTGGAATTCGATCCAAGTCTTGTAAAGAGCAAGTATGTTACAAAATATCTAAACAGTTGTAATAAAAATAAAAAAAATGCTAAAACTAAACGATAATCAAAAGCGCATTTATAATTGCCACTTGGCTATATCTAGAAAAGTAAAAAATTTACCATTTAAACAAAAACAAAACTTTGATAATTTAGAAGAGAGTAAACTTATAGTTTTACAAAAAATAGAAAAATTTTTAAATTCTAATAAAACTGTGGTTGTTGATTATTTCTTTATTGCTCCTTATAAAATATATCCAGATGAAACTTATTTTCCTTTGGAATACTATACTACATTAAAGGCGATCACTTGTTATACTAATTATATGAAAATTTTGAATTCTGAAGATCCAGATTCTTCAGAATCATTGGTGAGATTTTCAAATTCTTTAAAATTTATATTGAAGTTCTGTAAAGACTGTGATATTTCTTTGGAAAAATATAAAACATATTCTACAGGAACCTTACCATCTTTCATAGATCATTTGAAATCTCACAAAATAAATTATTACACTTTACACGCCTTGACATTTTCAAATATTGATGTAGATTCAGACATACTGAATTTTGCTTTTGGAGATTTTTGGAAAACCTTCCAAGTTACAAGAAATAAATATCAGTCTTCTAAGAAAATGAAAGTTTTTGGAAAACAAGCAATAGAAAAAATAAAACAAACATTAAACAAACATGACAATATTTAAAGTTTCTATATATTTGACATTCGCACTTGCTTTTCTAAATTTAGTTGGTATCCTTAATATAAGTTGGATGTGGGTGATGTCACCGATATTATTCTTAATCCTAACTTTGATCGGTATATCAATATTAGCATTAATAATAATAACATTAACAATTAAAATCATTAAAAAAATTAAACAATAATTATCTATGAAAACGACAAAAACTAAATTCAATGCAAGCATGTTTGAAAAAATCAAAGATGCTCTTAATAAAACAAATGAATCATCTGGAAGCAGTGCATTTGCGAACGTAATGAAGTTTCCTGCTGGGAAGACATATACCGTTCGTCTTATTCCAAATTTGGATGATCCAGAGAAGACATTTTTCCACCACTATACTCATGGTTGGAAAAGCAAGGTGACTGGTAGTTATATTTCAACACTATCTCTTCAAACATTTAATGATCGTGATCCAATTACCGAAACGTTTTGGAAACTTATTAAATCTGAAGATCAATCAGAAAAAGAACTTGGTAAAATCATTCGTCGTAAGGAAAATTGGTTTGTTAATATTTATGTTATTGATGATCCATCAAATCCAGAAAACAATGGGACTGTTAAAGTTCTGAAGATTGGACCACAAATTAAGAAGATTATTGATGACGCTCTTACTGGCGATGGTGCTGATGAGTTTGGCGCTCGTATCTTTGATCTTGGTCCAGAAGGTGCTAATTTGAAGATCAAAGCAGAAGGTCGTGGTGATTATACCACATTTGAATCTTCTGGCTTTTATAACAAGCCAGTTCTAAATCTTGATGATGAAGAAATTGAAGATATCTATTCAAAGGTTCACGATCTTGAACAGATTTATCCAGTTAAAACATTTGACGAGCTTGAAGAAATTTTAAACACTCATTTCTTTGGGAAATCTTCAGATGTTGAAAAATCAAAACCATCATCAGTTGTAGCTAAATCTACAGCATCGAAATATGATCAAGAAGATGAAGAAGATGAAATCCCTTTTGATTTCCCTGCAAAGAAAGAAGTTAAAAAAGCCAAACCACAAATCGAAGATGTCGATGATGAAATCGATGCATTGTTAGATCAACTCGATAGCTGAATATGTTGACTCCCGAAGAAAAACAAGCATTGATTGAATTTGCTGGTCCAATGTTTGCATTGGGTAAGGATATAGACTCAATGTATTTCAATGATCAGCAACCGAAAGTTGATGGCATGAGGGATGGCGGGATATCTAGCGGTATTAAAACTGCACTTGAGAGAGATTTTAGATCCTCTCAAGTGCGTCAACCGCCAGTAATATCACCTCAGTCTATTGAAATTGCTCAAACATATCAACCTGTGATGCCTCAAACACCACAACCAGTTCAAATTCAACCACAATCTACAGTTGATGAGAATCAATTAGAATTAAAGTTCAATAAATCTGAACAAGAAGTGACGAATGAATTGTTAAGAAAACAGAATAAAATATTAGAAGATTTAAATAAAAAAATTGATAAATTACTCACATTAATACAACATGAATCAGAAGATAACTCTTAATAAAAGTAACTTTCTCTTTTTATTAGAATCATTATCTAAAATAAATGATACCGCCATTCTTAATATTAAGGATGGCGAAATTTATTTTATATCAAACAGTGAAGATGCATCTTTAATATTGTGGGGAAGAACAGAAATCGATTTTGAAGAGGAAAAAGTATTAAACATCCCATCAGTTTCTAAACTATCAAGCGCTTTAAAAATGTGCGATGGTTCGGATGATATCACTTTAATTTTAAACAATAATAATTTAGAATACAGAGGCAATAAGATAAAATTTAAATATCATCTATATGAAGATGGACTCATTGCAAAAACAAAAATGAGTTTGGAGAAAATTAAAAGCATATCTTATGATATAGAATTTAATGTTTCTAAAAATTTTATAAAGAATTTGTTAAAGACAAATTCTGCATTTTCAGATTCTAATAAACTATACATATATACAAATGATGGTCAATTATATTGGAGTTTGCAAGACAAAACATCATCAAATAGTGATGTCATATGTATAACATCTGGAAATGTAGATTTTGAATTATCTGATTTTATTATAAATTTAGATAATTTACGTCTTTTAACTTTCATAGAAGATAATGATTTTAATTTTAAAATCAATACAAAGTTTGGAGTTGCTAATATAAACTTGAATTTTGAAAAAGTTTATCTAAATTATATTATATCAAGTTTAGTAAAATGAATAATAAAAATAAAATATCAACCTTTAGTTATTTCTTAAAAAGACTCCGCGATTCGGGATTCATTGCAATTAAATTATTTAAAGATTATGGACAGCAAGATCCTAGAAAATGGAGTGTTATGATAGATCCTGGCGGAAGAAGCGTCATGATAACATGTTATCAAAATAAAGAATTTAAAGGAGACCTCATGTTTGAAATAAACGATGGTGGATCGTTCTTTCCAAAGAATTATAATTTAAAAACCAGTTCAATGGAAATTATAATCACTACACTGTTGGAAAAAATGGTTCCTCAGAAGTACGATAATCACACATATTTTAAAAAAGAAGAATCTTCAATTTAATATTGTGTGAGATTAAATAATTATATGGATAATGGGGATGACAATTATTCAGATGATGAAATTAAAAAACTTTTAATAGATTCATTAAAAATAAAATTAAAAGATGATAGAAAAAAACCATCTAAAGTAATATTAAATCAAGCCATTACAGCATCGCTGAGTGAATTTTTAACTTGTTTTAAGTTGATAGGTTATGATATAGATGGAAATCCAGTTAGGCTCACTATGAGCAAAACAAAGCTGGATAAATCAGCTTTGGACAATGCATTCATAGAAGAATTTGGAGATTTTATGAACAGAAAAATAATGGATGGTTGATTATGTTTAACTTTTTTAAAAAAGGTCCAAGATTTGGAGATGTATACGCAGTCCAAACTGGTGATTATGCTGGTCAAATGTTTATTTTGATATCAAAAAATGAAGATGATTATGATTTTTTAGCATCTCCGCTGATGGAAAATAGAAAAGTACCATTAGATAAGTTTGACTTTGCTTTAAACGAAGGTATAATTGAGTATGTTGAAAGACTCCCAAAATTTGTCCGCAATATTGCGAGGGCTCAACACGAAGAAAACGAAAAAAATTGAAGAATTACCTACTGATTATGTAATAGCTAAGTTTTTTGAGTTGGGATTTTATCCAAAACATAATAGATTCAATGATACATATCAGTGTTCTTGCCCAATATGCAAAGAAGGTAAAAGTTTTGGAAAAAAGAAACGTTGTTTTTATATACCAGAAAATAATTTAATATATTGCCATAACTGTGGATGGAGTAGTAATCCTTTAAAATGGATTATGCGTGTTTCTGGGATGAATTATGATGAAATTTGTCGTGAAATATCAGATGATTCTTATGATTTATTGGATGTGATGTCAATAAATGACTCTGTTAAAGTTAAAAAAAGCCCATCTTTACCAGATGATTGCATTAATTTATTCGATTCTATTCAATTAGAGTATTATAAAGATAATAATATAGTTCAAACTGCTTTAGATTATTTAAAATCTCGTAGATTAGACACCGCAATCAATAAACCAGGCGCATTTTATATATCTTTAAATGATTTTAATCATAAAAATAGATTAGTTATACCATTTTTAGATACTTCTGGTAAATTTATTCATTATCAGACCAGAAAACTTGTTAAATGGGATGAAAAACCAAATTATTTATCAAAAATTAACTCCGATAAATCAATTTTTGGGATAGAAAGGGTAGATCCTTCACTAGATGATGTATTTATATTCGAAGGACCGCTGGATGCCTGTTTTGTGCGTAATGGAGTAGCTGTAGCGGGTATCAACGAGGGGTATCACAAGTTTACAACGATTCAGTTGGAACAATTGGAAGAACTTAAGTTCTTTAATAAGATTTGGGTGTTGGACAATCAATGG